GGTCAACATTGATGGAGGAACGATTGACGGGGCTACTATTGGCGGTAGCACAGCCGGTGCTGGGACATTTACTTCTTTAGACACAAGCGCCGTTAGCGGGATTATCCAGAGCAACCCAAGTTTCATTGACACTTGTCTCGTCGGCCCTTCAGTAGATGGTAAAGCGTGGTTAGGTAAGTTTGAAAACGGATCAGTTTGGTCAAGCCTGATGCTTGCGACCGTCGAGACAAGCGGCGCAAACGCTGAAGTCAACATTTGGGACTTGACGGCTGGTACGCTTGCGAGCGCAACGCCACTTGCGACTGTCACTTTGACCGGCGCAACGCCGACAAGCATTGCCGCGAGCATGGGCTATGTGGTCGTTGGTACGAGCGATCAAGGTATGCACATTGTTGATCCGCATGACGGCTCGTGGGCAGAACGCACCGATGGTTGGCCGCGTTCGCTATCGACCACGACGGCGCCCGCCCTGACCACCAACAACGTGACAGGCGTTGCAGCCGGAGGATTAAAGGCTGGCGGTTCTCCATTCGATCCAAGAACAGGCGGGGTGATTCCGACGTTCTGGGCATCGTTTGGCGACACAGATGTCGTTGCGCTTATCAAATATGACGGTAATGTTTGGACCCGGACCAGCGTTACCGGCAGCGCCGATAAGGTGGCCTGTGACGACCTTGGCAATGGTTGGTGGTCCGAAAACGGCGGGTCAAATAATTGGGTCAGGACCAACAGTGTCTCGGTTGCCACGATCACGGCGGACGACTTTGACATTGCTACGATTTGGGATCCAGACGCAAACGCAACTTACAGCGGTCCGGGGGGCACCTATGCGGCGGTTGGGTACGGTCGCCAAACCTTGCTCGGGGCATCCTCGAACGGTTTAGCCTTCTTTGTCGGGGCGGGTAGCCTAGACTTTCCCGGGTCAGCTAGTGGCAGTAATGCCTCGGCAATCGTCACGAACGCCTACACGACGGGGTTCATGGGCCAATATACAAAACTAGCCGCCCTAGCCAACTCAGCAACCGCAGACCGTTCGGGCAACTCCAACACGCTTTCCGAAACGGGGTCTATTGTTGCTTCAGCGGTCGCAAGCGGCGCTGAACTATTGGCTTATAGCGGTTGGACTGCGGGAAGTGTCTATGCATCGCGGGCTTATGATGCTGATTTTGATTTTGGCGCTGCCGTAGATTGGACCATCTGCGGATGGTTCAGGGTGTCAGCTACGGGCTCGACAGAATATCTCATTTCGCGAGGCACGGCGGGCGCTCAACAATGGTCTGTGCGTGTTACGGCTACAACGAGCCGGTTGCAGTTCAACGCCGACGACACCGCGACGAACAACAACGTCAACACCCCGTTCGCTGTTGACGATGGCGAGTGGCATCATTTCGCGGCGGTGATGGATCAAACAAGAGATGCACAGCTAATCTATGTGGACGGCGTGCTGGCCGAAGAGGATACGGCGGCTGGCGTCGGGGACTTGTCAAACGGTTCGGCAAGTCTCTTTATCGGGCAGCTTTATGACGGCACGGCAGCCTTTAGTGGCGACCTAACTCTGCTGCGGGTTTTCAGAGTCGCGATAAGCTCTGCCGAGGTTCGCGCAATATACCGCGCCGAGAAGGGCATGTTCGTCGCCAACGCAAAGTGTCTGTTGCAGGGCGCGAGCAACGCAGTCCTAGATGCCCGGATCGACCCGCTGACCGGCAAGTACATCGTCACTCAGTCCGACACTCAAGACATTTTTGACGGGCTTGCAATCGATACCGAGCGCACCATCGCGGCTGGCGGCACCACGTTCGAGCATGGCTTGCTCTGGGGCGATGGTGTTGCCGAAATAAACGATGCGAACCTGTATGCGTCGATGCCTGCAACAGACCAAAGACAAGTCAACGAGATGGTCCGGTCGATGGCAGCGGAACTTCCGGCTGGTGTTGATCTGACTAAGGCGAAGGCTTGGTGCATTTGGGACATGAGCGGCGGCTCGGCAGTCATTCAATCCAGTTACAATGTTGAATCTGCCGTGCGAACTGCGAGCGGTAAGACCAACATTTATTTTTCTGTGCCATTCAAACACAGAGATACAACTAACCGGACGCATTACGTTGCTGTGTCGTCCTCGATTGCGTCCACTTACAACTGCGAACCCGCTGGCCTCTACAAGGATCGCGTGCTGGTTTATGTTCGCAATGACGCTGGCAGCTACACAGACCCGTCTTGGGTTTCGGTAATCTGCTTTGGAGAACTAGAAGATGAATAATCTCATCGTCACCGCTGATGGAGCGGTAATCCACTCCCTCAACCCCTCGGCCACTATTGCCAAGCTGATGGAAGCTCAGGCAACGCCAGCCACGTATGACGATGACGGCGCTGTGCTGACGCCAAAGACTTACCCAGACGCGGCCACAGTCTACGAAGAAGTAGACATTGATGCTGTCGATCTACGCACACACAGGTGGCTCGCCGCTCGCTACGACAGCGACGAATGGGCTGCTCTGAGAGCAGAGCGTGATCGGCTGCTGGCTGAGACTGATTGGGTTGTCGTGAAAGCGCAGGAGGCCGGCGAAGCAGTTCCTGCCGCATGGCAAGCGTACCGCACCGCGCTTCGGGACTTGCCTGCCAACACTACCGACCCAGCCAGCCCTGTCTGGCCGACCAAGCCAGCGTAGTGTTTAGGCTTGCCGCCATAGCGTTGTTGGCGCTGTTGGCGGGGGCAGCATACGGACAATCATGCGCTCCGCGAGAGTCTTTGGAGAAAGCGGTTAGGGATTACGGTGAGAAACAGATTGGGTATGGAGTAGATGGGCCATCTGAGAGTTATGTAACAATTTATGCGGCTAGTTCTGGGGCGTGGACTTTTTTAATGACCCCTAAAAATGAACCGAGTCTTCTTTGCATAGTCGGTACTGGCACTCAATTTCAAAATAATGATGGCGGAATCACAGGGGTTTTCAATGATGGCTCCATATTCAATGTCTCTTACTCCGCCAGCGGTGATTGGGTTTTGATGTACATGGACTCTCGGATAATGAGATGGCAGGAGCTTTCAAAGGGGTATGGCTGGGAGGCTGTTTCTGCTCCCGGACAATCTGCTGGTGATTAACTATGCCTCTCTTCTCAATGAAATTTCGTCCCGGCATCAACAAGGACCAAACTGACTACACGAACGAGGGGGGCTGGTTCGACAGCGACAAGGTGCGCTTCAACAATGGCCTGCCAGAAGTCATTGGTGGTTGGGAAAAGAAGACTACCAACAGCTTTCTTGGGTCTTGTCGTTCCCTCCATGCTTGGGTTGCCACTGACTCTGAGCTTTATCTGACTGTTGGAACGAACATCAAGTATTACGTTGACGAGGGTGGTGGGTTTTACGACATCACCCCTATCAGAACGACTACTTCTGCGGGCGCTATTACGTTTGCTGCGGTAAATGGGTCGTCAACGATCACGGTAACCAATGTAAGCCACGGCGCTCTTGAGAACGACTTTGTGACGTTCAGTGGGGCGGTCAGCCTTGGTGGTCAGATTACTGCTGCTATTCTTAATCAAGAATATCAGGTTGAAACCGTCATCGATGCAGACAACTACACTATTACTGCCAGAACCGTATCTAGCATTGTAGATATTACGGTTGGCGGGGTTCTTGTCCCAACCACGGTAAATGCTGATGGTTCTGACACCGGCAATGGGGGGGCATCTGTAGTTGGCGTTTACCAGATCAACACGGGCCTTGACACAACTGTTGCAGGGACGGGCTGGGGTGCTGGCACTTGGGGTCGTGGCACTTGGGGTTCCGCCGCTACAAGCCCGACGACTGGTCAGATACTTCGACTTTGGTCAGAGGATAACTGGGGTGAAGACCTGATATTTAATCTCAGGGACGGTCCCATTTATTACTGGGACAAAAGTTCCGGGACCGGTACGCGGGGCGTACTGCTAAGCAGTTTTGGTGGGGCTAGTGGCGTTCCAACGGTTAGCAGAAAGACGATTGTCAGCAACCAGCAGCGTCAGGTTGTCTCGTTTGGCGTTAATGAAATTGGCTCTTCCGACCAAGACCTGATGCTTGTCCGGTATTCTGATTTTGAGTCGGCGGTAAACTGGACCCCGACCCTCGAAAACAATGCTGGACGGCAGCTTCTGTCTAACGGCTCCGCAATTATTACGGCTTTCGAGACACAGAAGGAAATACTCATTTGGACCGACACCTGTGTCTATTCAATGCAGTTTGTCGGTGGAGACCTCGTCTACAGATTTGAGATTGCAAGTCTCGGGCCTAGCATCATTGGGCCAAATGCTGCCGTGTCTGCTGACAACGCCGTGTTCTGGATGGATAGGGAGGAGTTCTACGTCTACACAGGCCGTGTGCAGCCGATCCCCTGCACCGTTAAGGAGTATGTCTTTAACGACATTAACCTTAATCAATCTCCAAAGATTGTTGCTGCCTTCAACAAGGATCACAATGAGATTACTTGGTTCTACCCAAGTGCTGACAGTGAAAACATCGACAAATACGTCACATATGATTTTGGTCAGCAAGTGTGGACGATTGGCACCCTTAACAGAACCGCTTGGCTTGAGAGCGGGCTGTATTCGCAGCCGGTTGCCGCTGGGACTGACGGCTATCTCTATTACCAAGAGTTTGGTTACTCGGCTGATGGGTCTGCGATTTCTGCATACATCGAGAGCAGCGACATCGATGCCTCAGACGGTCAGCAATTCGTGTTCTTCAAACGTCTTCTGCCAGACATAACCTTTATCGGAACGGCAAATGACCCAACCGCAACATATACCGTTAAGGGAAGAAACGCCCCCGGAGAAACGCTCTCTACCAAAGCTACGGCTACTGTAGGCTCGACCACTGGGCAGAAGAACATTCGCGGTCGCGCTAGGCAGATTGCTCTGCGGGTTGAATCGAGCGATCTCAACGTGTCTTGGCGTCTTGGCACCAATAGACTCGATATTCAGCAGGATGGTCAGCGATGAGCAAGCAGGACCAAATCCTTACGAAGTCTCGACTCCCGGCTGCGCCGGATCAGTACGATATAGACACGTTCTCTGCGCTCATAAATTCGATTGAACTGATCTTTGCGAGCATCCCAACTCCTCAGGAGATAAGGAACCAGTCTGAAGCTCAGGCTTGGTTTTTGGGTTAGCCATGACAATCAATTACAGGGGAGAGCGGTTTGCTGGCTATAACAAGCCAAAGAGGACTCCGGGCCATCCCAAGAAGTCTCATGCCGTTCTCGCAAAAAAGGGCGACAAGGTTAAACTGATTAGATTTGGGCAGCAGGGTGTTTCTGGCTCTCCCAAAAAGAAGGGTGAATCTCCTTCTTATAGAAAGAGGCGCGAATCATTTAAGGCGCGTCATCGTAAGAACATCAATAAAGGAAAGATGTCTGCGGCTTATTGGGCGGACAGAGTGAAATGGTGATGTCATGTCTAGACAATTAAGCAGCATAAGTCGATTTGGAACTACCGAAGAGTTCTACCTTCAGGTTGCCCGATCCCAGATTGCAGGCCATGAGACTATCTTCAAGTTTGGTTTCAACCCTGATGTTGACGACGCGCTGGAAACCATATGGGCGGAGGGGGGCCTATACAGCTACTTGTCTGCCGCCACTATTCTGAAAGTATCAAGCTCAAGTACGGCTGATGCGGCTGCTGGAACCGGGGCAAGAACCGTTGAGATTTTCGGCCTTGATGGCAATTACAATGAAATCTCTGAAACTGTTACGTTGAACGGACAGACGGCGGTCAATACCACAAATTCCTATCTTAGGATTAACCGTGGCATAGTTAGGTCTGCTGGCTCTGGCGGTCAGAATGCTGGCGTAATCTACGCCGGGACAGGAACAGTTACGGCGGGTGTGCCCGCTAATAAATACCTGTCTATTGCTATTGGTGACAATCAGACCCTTATGGCTTTGTGGACAGTACCCGCTGGATATACGGCTTTCCTTCCTCAGACAGATGTTACTCTTGCCACGACTCAGAGCAACAAGTATTGCACCGCCAAGCTGGTTGCTCGCCCATATGGGGAAGTCTTTCAGGTGAAGGATGTTTTTGTAAAATCTCAAGGCAGCACGACTCAGGTCTATAGCATTCCCATTCGCTTTGATGAAAAAACAGACATCGAATGGCGGGCCATCGGCGATTCTGCTGGCTCTGATATTGCAATATCCGCTGGAATGGAAATTCTTTACATCAAGAACACGAGTCTGTAATGGCTAACACCTACAGAAATGCGTTTGCGAATTTGACGGCTACGGGTGCTACGGCAGTCTATACGTCACCCTCAGTCACGACAGCAATCGTGAAATCCCTGAGGATTGTAAACGTCACGACCGGAACTACCGGTAATGTTACAGTAGAAGTAACAGATAATAGTGCTTCTACCACATATACTTTTTCAAAGAACGTAAGTATTGCAGCAGGCGTTTCACAAGAAATGCTCGGCCAAGACACTTCGACTACTGCTGATGGGCAATCGATTATTGTGCTTGAAGAATCGGATGCTTTGAAAGTTACTCCTTCTGCTGCAAATGTTTTTCATGTTACTATGGCCGCGCTTGAGGTTACTTAGCCATGACTCCAATCCAGAACTTAGCTGACAATCTAGCCGCCCTAGGCCGATACGAGGACACCTATATGGTTCACGCCGCTGAAGGCGAAACCGTGGTGCCGCGTGATGTTCTGGACGCGAATCCCATCCTCAAGACGGCGCTTTTTGCCCAGATGCGGTCTATGGGCATTGAGAACCCGGACAGATACGTTGTTGGCAGCGGCCTGAATAGCGTCAACCCAATCACTGGTCAGCCTGAGTTCTTCTTCAAGAAGATCAAGCGCCTCGTCAAGAAGATCGCCGCCCCGGTTGCCGGTACGATTGGCTTTGCTATTGCTGGCCCTGCTGGCGCTGCAATCGGTTCTGGGCTTGGCTCTTTAGTCGGCGGTGCCTCTCCAAAGCAGGCTCTTACGAATGCGGCCATTGGCGGTTTTCTGGGCTATGGGGCTGGTAAATTTGCCCCGAATCTTCAGGGCCAACTTCAGGGTGCCTTCCGTGGCATCCCCGGCATTGGTGGCCTTATGCCCGCACAGGCTGTTCCGGCATATGATCCTGCCTTCATCGACTTTGCCCGCTCCAACTATGGATCGCCTATTGTTGGCGTTGATGCCCAAACTAATGCTGCTGCGGGTAGTGGTCTGATCTCTAGGATCGGCAAGTTTGTTAAAGAAAAGCCTTTACCTGCCGCCGGTATTGCTGGCGCTGCGGGTCTCGCAATTTCCTCGCTTATGAGTGGCTCTGGCGCAGAAGAAGAGGAATTTCCTGACCGCCTCAGGTATCAGGATTATTTGCGTGAGAGAAATGCCCTTGGAGATAACGCAACCCCGGATCA